TGTTTATTTCTCCTCTATATGATTACTGTGTGAAAAACACTTCTAAATTTAAGTATTTCTTAACTATATATAAATATCCCGTACGATCCCAAAATACTAAGTTGTAGCTGAAAATTTACCTGTTTCTAAATTTAAAGAGCCTTCTCCATACTTAGAACTTAATTCTTTTGCTAAGTCTAATTCTCTCTGTTTAATGTCAACTAATGTTTTATTTAAAGTTTCTTTTTGAGCTATTAAAGCAGTTTCTTGTATTGCTACTTGACCAAAGGATACAACTAATGTATCCATGTCTGCTTGTAGTTTTTTTAGCTGTTCTAAGTCTTCTGCTTCTACTACTTTTTCTGTATTTGTTACTTGCGGTGTTACTTCTTTTTTAGCTTCTCTATGAGCTTGAAGTTTTTCTTGAATGTCTGTGTCTAAAACCATTTAATTTCTCCTAAAATTTACTTTGTTTATATTTACTTCTGAGTGAATTACTTCCAGGTTCTCCATCACCTTCGAAGTTTCGTGTTGTTGAATCTAAAGTACTACCTTCATCAACTAAAGAACCTGTTCCGTATACGTTTGATGAATTTCTATTAACAGGATTGTCTATATCGTTAAATACAAATTCTGATGTTGTTAATGATTTTGCAGTAAATGTTCTGTTTGCAAAATCTGTTGCGTCTTTTTGTACATTATCTGGTATAATATATCCATTTAAGTTTACTGAAAAATTAGCTTTAACAGATCTATCTACTCCTTGTTCAAGATTATTTTCAGTTGTAAAACTATCCATTGTTGCTAAAAATTTAAAACTATTTGTATCACCCCAGTAAGAGTTTGCATTATAGTTTATATCTTCAATTATCTTGTTTTGTTGTGCAATATATTCTGTCCATACTATTACATCATATGTTATTTTTACATAATCAGGTATAATAACATTATAGTATTCTTGAGTAGGTTTAACTCCTTGTAATATATTCCATCTATCATACCTATTTCTTGCATTATATTTTGTTGCAAATTGACGTACAATATTGTTTGGGTCTGCTGCGTCTATCTTATTTCCCATCATGCCTTCTACCCGTTCTAAACCTGTTCTTCTATACATTATTAGAGGTATCTGGATTTTGCCTGACTTTATATCTCTATATGCTCCACTTTTTTGAACTGATTTCCATCGTTCAGGCGAACCATAAATTACAGGAACATCAATAGTTTCTCCACCATCATCAACCTTTGGCTTTATTACTTGATTAAAATAATAATCTAGTGCTGAGTCAATATCGTAAATTCCTATTCTGATATCCTTTACTTTAGAATCAACTTTAGTTGTTTGCTTAACTCTATTGCTTGATATGTTATTTCTTTTACTTGCCATTATAAATTTGATACTCTATTTGGTGCACCAGATCTTATTTGTTCCAGTTTTAATTTACTTTTTCTAGTTTCATGTGTTGTGACAATAGTTGAAAAACTAGATCCAAAACTTTCTCTACCTCCATCTTGGTATCCTTTATCTGTTGAAGGATTTTTCCCAAATAAGTATTGGTCTTCTACTATTGAATCTGCTTCCCAATATGCATTATCCCACCATATTATATCTCCAACTTCTAATATAATATTTGCAGCTGGTTTTCCAACTGGAAATTGTGATTTGTCTCCAAAGTTTGATGTAGCATAACCTAGAGCAAATGCATCAGGGTTTGGATCTCCTTCTCCTGGTAACAAATCATCACGTAAAAACTTAAATTTTGCAGTTTGGTTTCTATCAGATCCAAATTCATCGCTAGACCATTCTTCTTCTTCATGCTCTATTAAGCAAGATATTCTAACACCAGGCTTATATACTTTATTTAGTGCTTCACCATATAAATTTCCTGACATGTCATGTATGGCTGCTTTGAAAATATCAACTTCTGTGTCGATGATTTCATTTATTAGCTCTCTATTCAATGTTCTGAATAAGCTTATGTCTCTTGCTCCTCCAAATAGTGCCATAATTATCCTATATAAATTGGGTAAGGTATTCTGTTTAATGTATCATTCATAAATTCAGCTTCGTCTTTTTGTCTTTCAAGCATGTTTCTTCTACTAGTTGCTTCTAGATCTTCTCTAAGCTGGTTTAATAAGTTTTCTTTTTCAGTTGTTGCTTCATTTCTCAATGTATCACCATCAAGATTAGTTTCTCCACCTGGAATAGGTATACTACCATATTTACTACGTATACTACCTAAAAGTTCTTTTGCCAAAGCTAATGTATATTTTCTAATCCACTGTTTACCTGCATGGTTGATTTCTGTATACGTCATGTTGTTATATGTTGCATTAGAGAAGTCGGTTATTAATGAACTATTAGTCTTTAATGGATTATTTCTGTCATTTTCAACAATATATTCAAACCAAATTTTTGCAGAGTCTGTTGGTATTGGAAAAACCTTTAATTGATTATTTACTAGTTCAAATGTATATGCAGATTTTCGCATATGATCGTTAAATTCTATGGCCTGTACTCTTAATAAGTCATCATACATTGGTAACATTAAAAAGTTTACAGCTGGAGTATAATTACCCCATCCAAAACCTTGTAACATTGCATCAGTTCCATTTCCAGATCCAACATAAGGGTCAAAAAATCTAGTTACAGCTGGAGCTGGTTCATAAAATACTCTTTTTATTTCAATACCGTTTCCACTTTCAGATACGTTTGACCAAAGAGCATCTAAGTCATATGTTTGCCCTGATGCTGAACTTACAGTTATTGAACCTGACTTGTATGTTACGTCTCCTCCAACTCCTGCCTCTGTTCCATATTGCTGAGCAAGTGTTATTGTTCTACCAAAATTTGGTGTAATTTCTCTGTGTGTTAAATTAGAACCTGACTGAGAACCTTGTAAATTTAATAAGTTTTCTTTTATATTAAAATAATTTACTTGTGAACTATACTCTGTGATTGCTTCTTCAAATACGGCATACATACTTCCTGATTGAAGTTCTATATCTACAATAGGATAACCTAATCTTTTAGCACACCATGTAACAGTGTTATCTACATCTGCGATAAAACTTGCATCTGTGTCATAAAATCCGAATGGAGTTTGCGACGCTGAAAAGGTTGATGTTCCTGCCCATATTGGTATTTGAGTTGCCATATTATTCCCTAGAAGTTGCTATTACTATTCTTATATAAATATCAAGAAGTATTGTATTTAATTACATACCCATCAACATTTCAAACACATTATCAATGGCTGGATGCCTATGATTATCAGTAAGTATTCTCTTGTATACAAAAGTTGAGTCTGCTATTTTTGATACGTCAACTATTGCAGAATAGTTTTTATCTTTTAAATCTATTTGTTGATTATCACCACAAAATATCATTGTTGAACCTTTACCTAGTCTACCTAATGCCATTCTAAATTGTGAGCGTGTTAGATTTTGAAATTCATCTATAATCACAACAGAATTTTCAAATGTTCTACCCCTAAAGTGTGCAAGAGATACAAGTTCTATTGATTCTTCTTTTTCCATTTTTTCTAATATAAGAGGTTTATTGTATACTTTTCTCATATTACTTCTTATGGGTACTAGCCATGGTTCCATTTTTTCTTTTTCAGATCCAGGTAAAAAGCCATTATCTTCTGTTGAAACTGTTGGTCTTGTTATGATTATCTTATTAATCATTCTCTTAAAAAACATATCGAGTGCTGTTTGACAAGCCAATAGCGTTTTACCACTACCTGCTTTGCCTACAATAAAGTTGTAAGGATGATGTAACATTGCTTGTTTTGCTGCTTTCTGTTCTTCTGAAAGCGTTATTGAAAATTTAATATTTCCTTTTGGTACGGATTTTTCTATGTTTTGTTTTGCCATAATAACCTCCATTTTATTTTATAAACTATATACCTATAAATATAAGGTTATATGTAAAAAAGAAAGAGGCTAGTAAAAACTAGCCTCTCTCAATAATATTATATAAAAATGTTAAAACTGATTAAACAGTTGCTACATCTTTACAAAGTACTTTACCATAAAATTCTGGTCTTACAACTTTCTTAGCATAACGAGTCATTACACCTTTACGCGGAGTAAAGTTTGTAGGATCGTAAACTAAAGGAGTCATAATTAATGGTACATATGGTGCATATACAGCTCCTGTTTCTAAGAACTGAGTTCCTCTGAATCCTAATAAGATTTCATCTTTTTGGATATAAGGGTTCTTGTAAACAGTAAATCTGTTATTTAATGCTCCAACTTTTTGTACACCCATTGCAAATGATGCTTGGTTACCATCAGTATCAGCAGCGTATCCAGGAATAGATTCTAGGATAGTTGCAATTTCTGGTCCACAAACTAAGAAGTTTGCTCCACCTCTCATTGTTTTTGCATGAATTTGGTTAGAAACTTTTTGTATTTTCGTACCTAAAGTTTGGAACCATGTACCTTGGTTATATGCAGCAGCAGCTGGACCGGAATTCCAGTCATCTTCACCACCATCTGCAACACCATTGTGAACTTCACCAATAGTAGCTGACCAATACTCTTTAGTTAGAGCATTTTCAGATAACATTGATAAGATTTCAAGATCGATTTCCATTGAAATATACTCAGATAACATTGAAGTTAATTCAGCTTCAGCATCAATTGAATGGTATGCATTCAAATCTTGAGCAAATTCTGGAGACCATACAGCTTTCAACTTACGTGTCTTAGCTACAATAGTCTCAGATCTTAATTCAACATTTACTTCTGGAATACTAATATCAGCACCAGTTGTATCTTCAAAATCACCTCTTGTAGTTGCAGTTGGTTGCTTATAATGTGTTACTGTGTTTCCAACTGTATCTTCGTGAGCGAAGTCACCATTTGCTATAATATCAGTATCTGTGTGCTTGAAGAAGATTTTTACACCTTCACCACCATCAGCATAAGTACCACCAACTTTGTTAAACGCTGGTAAGTTAAAGCTTTCAGATATTGCTCCTCCAGCTGATGCAGATGTAAATCTCATCGCTTGAACACCGTCTTGGTCTGGTGAGCTTAATTCTGCAAATGATACAGATACAATAAATACTTGTCCTGCTGCAACTGATGCAGAAAGATCTGAATCATAGTCTACGTCTGCCCATGTTGCTGATGCAGAACCAACAGTAGTAGTTGTATCATTTACTGTGTTCATAGAGTAACCGAATTTTCCACCACCGTAGAATCCGCCTTCTGCTTCGCCTGAAGCTGAAGTATTACCCATAATTTCAGTACCGCTAGCAAATCCTGCGTTTGCTTCTGCGCTACCATACTTAAAGTCTAAGAAGAATACAAGTCCTGATGGAAGGTTCATTGGTTGAACTGATACGAAATCTTTCGCAGCAATTTCACCAAATATACGTCTAACTAATGGAAGAGCTACTCCTGACCATTCTTCTGCATTCGAGCCACCAGTTTTTGAGTTTTCATCAATTAACTGACGTGCTTGATTTTCGAGAAGAATTGCCATTCCTGCTTTTTCATATTCGTTTCCGATTCCTTCTAATAGACCTGTATTTTCCCATTTAGATGTCATCATTCTGCCCTCATCAAGTTGTTTCTTGTGAGCAGAATTAGCATCTGTTAAAAGGTTATTAATACTTTCCATTTTCTAGTCTCCTAATTTTTGTGCAGTCTACTATAATAGACCTGCTAGTTTTTTCATTCTACTTGCCATTACGTTACCTTCTGCGATAACTTGCTTTGGCTTTGTTGTTTTTTGCGCTTTCGATGCTAATCCTTCAGTTACAGTTGCTTTTTTATTAGCTACTTTTCTAACTTTAGACTGCACAGATTCTGCTAATGTTGTGTAAACAAGTTTTACTTCTCTTAATGATTGAGCTCTATCGAAAGTTTCAATAACTCTCATTTTTTGAGACTCAGTCAAGTCTTGAGACTTAAACAATTTGTTTGAGAACATTAATTTTGCATTTAATAAATTAACTTCATTTAGAGTAGATTTTAAAGATTTGATAGTGTTAATAGCTTCTTCAAGCTGTTCTTTCATTTCTTCTTTTTCGTCTTCTAGTTCAGTTTCTTCATCTTCATCTTCTTCTTTTAGTGCAGATAAAATAGACTCGATATTTAATTCTTCGTCCATTTCTTCATCTTCTTCTTCAGATGTTTCGTCATCTTCCATTTCAGTTTCAGCCATTTCAGCTTTATCTTTCATTTCAGATTCTTCTCCATCTTCCATTTCAGTTTCTTCATCTTCACCTTCAAGTTCTCTGATGATCTCTTCTAGCTCTGCGTCCATTTCTTCAGATTCTTCGTCAGAATCCATGTCCATGTCCATATCCTCAACTTCTTCTTCTTCATCTTCTGCTTCTGTAAGTTTATCAACAACCTTTAAGTTGCTGTCTTCAGAACCATAAGCTGCAGACGTTTTTTCAGTTTCAGCATTTTTTTCTTCATCGTCACCATCAGCTATGTCGACTTTATTGTCGCCTTTACCGATTTCTGATGAATCTGATTGTTCTTTCATTTCCACTTCTTCGTCATTATCATCTTCTAATTCTTCTTCGATTTTATTAGATAACATTGATTGAAGTCTTGGTGTAAAAGCTTCTTCTAGAGCTAATTTAG